TACCGAAGCCAGGCGAAGTCGGTGGTTTGGGACTATCTCAAGACCTTTGCCGCGCCGATCATCCTTGATAGCAATGAGGCTGAACTGACGGTTACGCTGATGAACTTGGCGAAGGTTAGGTTGTTCGGTGCTGACAATGCCGATGCTATGCGTGGCCTTGGCTTTGACGGTATCTACATGGACGAGTACGGAGACTTCAAGCCTAGCGTATGGGGAAACGTTATCCGTCCAGCATTGTCTGACAAGCAGGGGTGGGCGGTGTTTGGAGGTACGCCGAAAGGAAAGAATCAGTTTTGGTCGATTTATGAAAACGCCATTCGTTCCCCTCACGAATGGTTCCTGCTGCGCCTGCCCGCTTCTTCGTCGGGATTGTTGCCACCATCCGAACTTTCGGCAGCAAAAGCGCAATTGTCCGAGGATCAGTATTTGCAGGAATACGAATGCTCATTTGAAGCTGCAATCCTCGGAGCTTTTTACGGTACAGAATTCAGAGAACTTGAGCAGCAAGGGCGTGTAACAAGCATTGATGTTGACCCGAGCGTGCCGGTGCATACCGCGTGGGACTTGGGCTATCGGGACGATACGGCTATATGGTGGTATCAAGTCTTGCGGGGAGAAATCCATGTTATCGACCATTACTCGGTATCGGGCGCAAACATTGAAGAACTCGCGCAGGTTATCGAGAGCAGAGGTTATCGCTATGGTAAGCATTGGCTACCGCACGACGCGAAAGCCAAGACCCTTGCTAGCGGCGGCAAATCCATTATCGAGCAGCTTGGGGCGCACTTGGGGATTTCCTCGTTGGCTATCGTTCCTGATTTGTCGATCCAAGACGGCATCCAGGCAGTAAGGAAGATGCTCCCGATTACTTGGTTTGACAACAAATGTTACGAAGGCATCGAGGCATTGAAGCAGTATCAGCGCGAGTATGACGAGGATAAGAAGGCATTCAGACAGACTCCGCGGCACGATTGGACTAGCCATCCCGCGGATGCTTTTCGTATGATGGCAATCGCATGGAAGCAAGAGCCGGTAGTCAGAGCGCCGGACAGAGAGAAGCCTCTGATGGTAGGCCCGCAAAACACAGTTACCCTTAACGATATGTGGTCAACTGTTAAACCTAAAGGAGCAAGAATATGAGTGGCGTTTCTTACCCGTACGCGTATGCGTATGAAACCGTAGCAGCAAGTCAAACCGCGCAGGTGTTGGGCGGTACTGGTGCTAAAGGCGATTATGTTCATCGCTTGATCGTGGTCGCAGCGAACAACACCGCGTCGAACGTCACGCTGATTGATGGATCGACCAGCATCGTCATTACCGGTGCAACGACCCCCGTTGGTACTTACAGCCTCGAATTGAACATGGCAGCGGCTACCGGCCCGTGGAAAGTTACGACTGGCAGCGGTGCAACCGTCATTGCTGTTGGAATCTTCACAGCATGATGAACAAGCCGGGGCTGTATGCCAACATCCTAGCCAAGCAGGAACGGATTAAGCATGGATCAGGCGAAAAGATGCGTAAGCCTGGCGATCCCGATGCGCCGACTGCAAAGGCTTTCCGCGAATCTGCTAAGACTGTGAAGCCGGAGAACAAATGAGCGCAGCATGGACACGCAGCGAGGGCAAAAACCCCGAGGGCGGCTTGAACGCCAAAGGACGAGCCAGCTATCACGCGGAGACTGGCGGCACGCTTAAGCCTCCCGTTAAGGCTGGCGATAACCCGCGTCGCGCGTCTTTCCTTGCTCGCATGGGCAATATGCCTGGCCCAATGGAAAAAGACGGCAAACCTACTCGATTGGCGTTAGCTTTGAAGGCGTGGGGCGCTTCCAGTAAGGAAGATGCCCGCGCTAAAGCAAGAGCGATCTCGGAGCGTAATCGTGACTGAACAAGAGCGCATAGCGGCGGCGCTGGCGTATCAACAGGCGCAGCAACCGGCAATGATGAACCCGAACCTAGCGCGTCAAGGTGCGCGAGGGCGGGAAAACATGATGCCGCCCACTTCGGTGATGGACGAGCGTTATCCGGCTTTTAAGCGCAATCAGGAAGATGTAGAGAAGCTGATGCTCGGACTAGACATCGTTGGCTCGGCTATCCCGCTTGCTGGCCCTGCGGCTAAAGGTGCGGTGGCGCTTGGCAAGTACGCTGCGCCACAGATCGCGCAAGGCTTGGAAAACTACGCATTCAGAACCGGCATGGCTTTGCCGATGGACGTATGGCATGGCACGCCGCATAGATTCCCGCCGACTGCCAAGAATCCGCTAGGTGAGTTTGACCCGACTAAGATCGGAACGGGCGAGGGCGCGCAAGTTTATGGTTACGGGCATTACTTTGCAGAAACGCCTGATGTTGCAAAAACATATCAACCAAGAGATTTAAAAAACGAACAACAATTGTTGAAAATGTATCAAGCTGCTGAATCAAGGCGCGATTACGCAGCAATGGAAGTGCTTGAAAATGCCATGATGCACAAAACTCCGAACGAGTTAAGGCAAATGCACGGCAAAGAAGCCGAAAAAATCATTGGACAAATTGAAAAATTGCCTAGAACGGTGGGAAGTATGTACAAAGTAGACCTACCCGATGAAGTAGTGCCGCAAATGTTGAACTACGACAAACCAATTAAAGAACAGCCTGAGATTCTAAAAGCATTCCGCGCAAGACTGCCCGAAGATATGCTGAAAGCGTTTGACACAAATGTGGAATCGGGCATAAGTGGTGCAAATGCAATGCAAAATTGGTTGTGGAATTCGGGAAAAACCGACGCAAGCAGATCAGAAACGTTGCGACAAATGGGCATTCCCGGCATTCAATACCTAGACGCTGGATCACGCGGCGCAGGCACAGGAACACGCAATTTCGTTGTATTCCCTGGCAATGAAGGTTTGCTGAATATACTAGGACGAGAATAAATGGACGAACCGCAAAGCACAGGTTTGCAGAAGCTGCTGCACAATGTTGCAGCCTATGACAACGACTTTAAGAAGTGGGAAGCCCGCGCTCAGAAGATCATCAAGCGTTATCGGGATGACAACCGCAGTCAAAACACTAACGAGACTGCTAAGTTTAACATTCTATGGTCGAACGTTCAGACGCTGATTCCTGCGGTCTATGCGCGTCTGCCAAAGGCTGATGTATCGCGTCGCTTTGGTGACAATGACCAAGTGGGGCGAGTGGCTTCCCTGTTGATAGAGCGGGCGCTGGACTTTGAAACTGAGCATTACCCCGACTTTCGCAGCACGATGAAACACGCAGTCGAGGATCGTTTCCTCGGAGGGCGCGGTACATCTTGGGTGCGGTATGAGCCACACGTTCAAGCTGTCGGTATGCCCGAGGATGGGCTGGAGATTACCGAGGACATTGACGAGCCGGAGGCGAACAATCAATCTTTGGCTGGCGAAGAACCGCTAGAGGAAATCGAGTACGAATGCGCTCCCGTCGATTATGTTCATTGGAAGGACTTCGGGCACTCTGTTGCGAGGACATGGGAAGAAGTTACCGCGGTGTGGCGATGGGTTTACATGACTCGCGAGGCATTGGTAGAGCGGTTCGGTGAGGAAGTCGGCAACAAGATTCCTTTCGATGCAGGCCCGGACACTCTCAAGCAATACGGGCAATCCACCAAGGAACACACCCGCGCAAAGATTTGTGAATACTGGGACAAGGAAACCGGTAAGGTTTATTGGTTCAGCAAGTCGATGCCTAACATCATTGACGAGCGCGATGACCCGCTAGAGTTGGAAGGATTCTTCCCTTGCCCGCGTCCGCTGTACGCCACCGTCACAAGCGATACCCTAGTCCCTGTTCCTGACTTCGTGCTGTATCAGGATCAGGCGAACGAGCTGGATATTCTGTCCGACCGCATCGATGGGCTGGTTAAAGCTTTGCGTGTGCGCGGTGTATACGACGCTTCACAGCCTGCATTGCAGCGACTGATGACCGAGGGCGAGAACAATGCTCTGTTGCCGGTCGATACTTGGATGGCGTTTGGCGAGAAAGGTGGCTTAAAAGGCGCGATTGACTTCCTGCCTATCGACATGATCGCCGCTACGCTGATTCAATGCTATCAAGCGCGAACGGAAATCAAGAATCAAATCTATGAAATCACAGGTCTGTCGGACATTATCCGAGGATCGTCGTTTGCGTCCGAGACGGCTACCGCGCAGCAGATCAAGGGGCAATATGCCTCGATTCGGTTGCGTGCCATGCAAGAGGATGTGGCGCTGTTTGCGACGGGCTTGCTTCGTCTTAAGGCGCAGGTTATCTGCACCAAGTTCACACCCGAAACGATTCTCATGTACGCCGCTGCCAATCAAATGCAACCTGATGACCAGCAATTGATTCCTCAGGCACTTGCGCTGTTGAAAGACAAGCCCCTGCGTAACTTCCGCATCGATGTGGCAGCGGATTCGCTGGTGCAGTTGGACGAGCAAAAAATGAAACAAGAACGCGGCGAATTCTTGCAAGCGTTTGGTTCATTCTTGCGCGAAGCCTTGCCGTTAGGTCAACAAGCGCCGGAAATGATCCCGATGATAGGCGAGCTGTTGAAATTTGGCGTTACCGCGTTTAAAGGTGCAAGGCAGATTGAGGGTGCGATTGACCAAAGCATTAACAGACTGGTCAATAAGCCTGCTGCACAGCCGCAACCCGACCCCGAAATGCTCAAAATGCAAGCCGATCAGCAGATGGCACAAGCGAAGATGCAAGCCGACGCACAGCTTGAACAAGCCAAGATGCAAGCCACCATGCAGATTGAGCAGGCTAAATTGCAGCTTGAGCAAGCAAAAACGCAGCGCGAGGTCGAAATTGAGCAAATGCGGGCGCAAATGGATGCTCAGAAAATGGAGTTTGAGCGCCAAAAGGTCGAAATGGAGGAGCAATACAACCGCTGGAAAACGGAACTGGATGCAGCAACAAAAGTAACCGTGGCGCGAATTGGAGCGAATCCCGGCGTGGATATCCCGCTGGTCGAGGCTGCAACTGCCTCTGCTGAGCGCATGACCGCTGAGCTAGGTAACGGCGTGCAAATGGCGCTGCAAAACGTCGAGCGGTTACAGCAGGACATGGCGATGCTGCACGATCAGACTGCGGGCAAGATCGACAACCTGATGAATGTCATGGCTGCACCGAAACGCATCATCCGTGGGCCTGATGGTAAAGCTGTCGGGGTTGAAATCGTTACATGAACGGGGGATGGGACACCGGCACATGGGATGAAGCAACGTGGGACTACGTTCCCACGCTGATTGACCTTGATACCCATGACGGCGACAAGCTGAAAGATCGCTTTGCAAGGGAAAAAGCGGTACGGGAGGAGCGTCGCAAGGAAGTTCTCGCCCTATATGAAAGAATTGTTGAGGGCAAAGAGGATATTCCCGAAGTCGTTGAGCCGCTGAATTACATTACCAAGCAAGAGATTTTGACAAGCAACCTTGATTTTGATAAGTTGATTGCCGATCTTAAGAATGCTGAACAAATTTGGCAGCGGCACGTTGAAATCGATGACGAGGAAATTCTGTTACTTCTATGAGAAAACGCTGGATTTATGTTGACGGTGAAGCAATAGAAGTTGGTGAGTACCAACCGACTCCCTTGCACCATGTAATGCCCGACATTCAGCCTTATCAGTCCATGATTGACGGATCGATGATTACCAGCCGCAGTCGCCACAGGGAACACCTGCAAGCGCATGGCTGCATTGAAGTTGGCAACGAAAAGATGGAAACGAAAGTTGCTCCGGTCAAGGATAACCGCAGAGAAGTATTGCGGGCGCAACTAGCAAACATGACTCACGCAGATGCAAACAAGATGTTGAACAAACTGCGCGATGACGCACGATTTACCCGTAACCCCCACAGGGAGAGATAAATGAGCGATCTAAACGCAATAGCACCGGTTGAAGATACCCGCAGAGAAAAACTGCTGGAACAGTTTGAGCAAGTCGAAAGCGCCCCCGAAACTGTCCGCGAGGATGTGCCCCGCGACGAGCAAGGCAAGTTTGCAGCGAAAGAACCCGAACAGACGATGGTGCAGCAGGCGCAAGAGCCTGTTGAAGAACCGGTGTGGAAACGCCCACCGGCTTCGTGGAAGAAGGATTACCACGACGTTTGGCAAACTGCTGATGACAGGATGAAGGAATACGCCTGGCAGCGCGAAGAACAGATGAAAGCAGGGGTACAGCCCCTGATGGAAAAAGCCCGCATTGCAGACCAGTTTAACGAGGTCTTGAATCCCTACATGGAGACAATCCGTGGGTTGGGGATGGATGCACCGAAGGCTGTCAAAGCCTTGATGGAAGCAGATCACGCATTACGGTATAGCGATCCGCAGCAAAAGCAACAACTTTTTATGCGACTCGCGCAGCAGTACGGTGTAAATTTGGGTGACATGAGCCAACTGCCACAACAGATGGTTGATCCCAATATCTCAGCGCTTCAGCAGGAACTGAATCGAGTTCGGGGCGAGGTGTTGAGTTGGAAAGAGCAACAAGAGCAAGTGCAGAACCAGTCTTTGCTAAGCGAGATTGACAGTTTCGCTATGCGGGCTGAGCATTTTGAAGAAGCGCGCCCGACAATGATTAGTTTGCTGCAAAGCGGTGTAGCAACGACATTAGAGGATGCGTATGAAAAAGCATTACGCCTAGACGATAACCTTTATCAGCAAGTTCAACAGAGCCGACAAGCCCAAGTT